AACCTTAATATGTTTGTGCCTAATATATAGTCCTGCATCTATTGTGATATATATAATATTCCGACATGTTACATTGTACTAGTAAGTACTAGTATCAATAGTGAGTACCGTATAGCTGTTAGCATTGATCTTATATAAAGTCTACTTACATCATTAGTAGCACTAGTAAATAAATTTCTGTACTACTCTCTCATTACGTCCCACGGCATTAGTACTATGTTTTTAAGCTACTTATTTCCCCATTCATATTTATTTGCTTTTATCATCTGGTTAGTTTCGATTAAGTTTAACATGTCATACATCAGATCCACTGACCTGGGATTTGTCTAGTCGCCTTAAAGATCTTTTACACTATAGTACTTGGATAGCACTTACATTCTTGTCTCTTATTAGCCCCAATCATTATTGTGTGATAATTGCTGTACTTGCTGTACTAATTTGCTTAAATATAATGTATATGCTGTCACTGGAGTATTCAAGCTATGCATATCAAGCATGTTCAATTCTTCTTAAGTACTTGGCTGCTAGACTTATACTAGTATCTCTTTTAGTTCAGTCTTTATATGTGGGCCTCTGTTACTTCTTGTTATCTATAATAAAGCTATAGTTATGTCTACAGATAAACTAAAGTTTGACAATTTGTTTATTACTAGTCCGTGCTCTTCAATGAGTTATGTATCATAAGGTATGTATAGTTGATGATTCTTATTACACAAATTAGTATGCATATATGGCTATTCATTACCTTCTGTATAAACTATAACTCTTCCTTTAGATAAGTGATGTACTACAACCGACTTTTAGTCATCTGACAGTGACTTCATTCCATCTTATTTGTCTCTTATCATCATAACTTGTGCTATAACCTTGTTGTCTTTGCCTTGTTGAAGGAACTAATCTATGTCTTGGAAGTCTATATAATATAGTGTATCTAACATTAACACTGTATCTTATTTAATCTATTGCAATATGCCAAATTGTTCACTACCTGCTCTAAGACTTTGAACATATTCATGGAAACTAACTCTATCTAAGTTCTATACTATATCATACATTTAGTCACAACCTACTGTGAAATTTAGTCTCTCATGTAAATGAGGTTTTATTTATCCTTCTCTTGTATAATGGTCCTTCTCAAATTTTATGTCAGATGCAAATCCGCAATTTCCTGTATAATCTGCTCCTGTTATTTAGTTCTTAAAAGCTTATTAGTCATTACCTAATGGTAGTCTTGTCAAACGTAGTGACTATACTGAAAAACCTTGGTACTAGCTATATCTTATAAAATTGCCCATTCTCTTCCAATTACTGCTTATCTCTACTACGTTTCTGTTTCTACATTACTCTAATGCTAATAGTTAGACGACATTTGCTATAAGTCTTGCTTGTTAATGGTCTTTCACTTTTATAACGAAATCTATACCCTTAAACTATAATCTCATTTTAATTATCTACTAAGCCAAGTTTCTCTGATTAGTACTAAGTATATCATGCAGTGATATAAGGCTGAAACTATCAAACATTCTCATGTCCATATTAATTTTAGATTCATTGTTGTTGCCTATTGAGAAATACTGATTCTATCTTAGGAGTAATTATTATTGTATATGCGTATTGCTTATATCATCCTGAGTCTATTTTAATATATGCTTACTAACTTATTATCTTACAGTAACATCACCTATTGCTTCTGTTAGTAAACAAGCATCCTAATATTCTTATACCTAAACTAGTAGTCCTGGTTTCGATTCAGTAGATCTTTAATTAGAACGAGCTTATCTACCCTCTTATGGTTATCCGTACTACTAATATTAGGGTTAGTCATTTTTATGAGATTTCTAAGTCTTAACTGCTTTGCCTCTACTGACTCTCTTTTCCTATCGCTTATCCCTGTAGTTTTCCCTTACATGTTCATCACAGCTACTTTATTAAGTTTTCTCTACATAAACCTTTTTATAGATTCGGGGTGGCTCATAAGATATATTAGAATCATTCTGTATTTCAAAACTTTCATCAGTTGGTGTATCAATCCTTACATGTTTTCCTTAAGATGTATTAACTTTCTTATTTGTTTTGTTTACTTTAGGATTCTTAACAGGTATTTTGTATTCATCTGTGTCGTATGGCTCTTCAAAGTTGGATTCCTATTCATCTGTCTCTTCAAATGGAGTTGACATCCTGACGTGCTTACCTAATTATTCTCTCTCTGGTACCTAAGTTTTCATGTCTTTGTCGTCCTAGCTCTTTTAGTCTATATATTCAACTCTATCTTGTAGGTATTCGTCATTGTCTTCTTCACTCTATATGAAAACTTCCTATTCCTATTTAGGTACAAATTGTTAATCATCAGATTCCTCATCACTTAGTCTATCGTATTTTCCTTGTACATGCACTTCCATGTCCGACTCTTGATTAGGTAGGTTGTGTTTATTCTCTATAATAACTTTATTGGTTGTACTATCAAATGATTCATCTTATGCGGACTCCAACCGATCACTTTATATAACTACGTACTACTATAGATAACCAATGTCGTATGATATATGCTTTTTCTTACAAATCTATTTATGCCTATCATGTATTAGCTTCTCAACTTGTGTGTGCTGTGTTTCTAGACGCTATAAGATTTTTATTGATCCTATTTCCTCTTTAGCAGGATATCTTAGCATGTCGAAGAATTTCCACTGATCTTTGCTAACTTGCAATTCTGTTATATATTACATAATACTAGTGAAGTGTCCGATAGGTTAGTAATCCTTGTATATCTCTGCAGTATTGCATAACTCAATAAGCTTGTTTATATCCGTCTCTTCATATCTTACTATCTCTTAACCTAACATATAATCGAGTAGACTAACGGGCATCTATAGGCTTGCTAATTTGCCATTTTTCTCATATTCTAGTAGGGAAGCATGCATTGATCTCAATATTGACAACTTATATTATAGATAATCTCGTTATTCAGGTATGATTATGTCACACGGATAATAGGCCTTTATTACATTATATAATTTATCATTATGTTTCATGTCATTGAAACTGACCATTAGTGCTATGAGAGCATTTGCGTGTCCGAGACATTCTTAATATACCATCTATCCGTATTGTAGTAGCCAGTTACATTCATCATTTAAGGTTTACAGCATATGTCTTTTGTATATTTTATTACTCTTAATTATTATGTGATTTCCAAATTACACATTTAAGTCTATCTAATCATTAGATTTATA